ACGTAAGGAAATTCAGCTTTAATCTCTAGCACCTCACCATCATCTGAATAGTATTCAGGTGAAGCATCATGTAAAACTGTGGCTGTATCTAATTCATATTTTTTATTAGCATTAAAGAATTCAATTACAACCTTATTTGCCCTTTTGTCTTTATTGCCATAATCAACTGATATACCAGTATCAGCTATTATGTGGTCATCTGTGATACTAAATGTAGATGTGCCTGTGTCTTCTATTTGTAATTCGTATTTTCCATCAACATAAAGAAAAATACCTCGCATATTTGCAAGAAGCTCTTTAGCGTTATCCATAACATTTTTATTGGTATCAATATAACCATTACAATGAAATCTTTTAGTTCTACCCTTTATTGTTCCAGCTTCATTAGTGTAGTCTTCTGATAAAATATCATTAATATAAACTCTGTTATCTTGGGTTTGGTCATAAAACTCGTAACTTGTACTATCCTTAATATCTGTTTCATCAATAACCAAATCACCATCTGAGTCTCTTATATCTAAGACTTCATCTATTTTATTTTGAAACCAATCATCATAATCATTGATAACAATATAATCATTACCCGCATTTCCACTCCAAGTAACATTCTGATAACTACCATTATAATAGGGTTGGTCTACCAAAACATCACACTTGTCAGCAGCAGCACCAATAGTAGTCATATTTATTTGTGATGTTGCCAAGCCTTTACCATATTCATCATTTTGTATGTAGTCTAAGAAACATAGGGCTGGGTTAGATGACCATCCTGTAGAGCTATCTCTTGGGTCAAAAACTTTTTTACCTTTAACTTGTACTGTAATTTGTGGAACACCTTTATACATTCCCTTTTTATCGTAATCAAACGATGCAGCTATATAACAAATACCATTTAATTTATGTGCTGTTGTCCATTGTGAACCAATAGATGCTGAAAGCATGGGGTCTACTGTTTGTGAAGATGCTCCATGATGTAGGTTAAAAACAAAAGAATATCTAAGAGCTGGATTTGTTCCCAAGTTACCAGCACTAGAATATTGATTATCTCCAACTTGCGATGCAGTATTTAAAGGTCTATGGTTGTTATAACCTGTTTGCCCATATCTATCTGAGCCTACATACCCACCGCCTTTGTAGATATTTCCATCATAAATGCTATTGCCATCAATCTCTATTGAGTTTGGAATAATCTCATCACATTCACCAACTGCTAATGCATACACTACAAATAAATCTCTTGACCTGTTTTGTGCTGTGTCCATGTAAACAATTTGTGCACCAACCCTTCTTGTTCCATATATGACTGGTATCTTGCCACCAGCAGCAGTTTTGTTAGCTAAAATGTCCTGACCTTTAGACATCATTTGTCTAGCTTGTAAGAACCCTTTAACACCTACAACAGCAGTTATGATTGTAAAGGCTGTATAAATTGCTTGAGCTGTTTCGCTAGCCTGATAAGCCTTATAAATGTCTACAAAAAATTTTACAACTTTATCAAGAGCCATTAGCTACCCCACCTTACATCTGATTTTACTTGTGTAGCAAACTCTAAACCTTTATCTCCTGAATACTCTGCTTGTTGAGATTCATCTGAATAATGTCTGCCTTTTGTTAAGTTCCAATTTGCCCAATGTGAAGCTACAGTCATTGCTATTACAGAATTTTCCAAACTTTCTGAAATAGCCACACTTCTGATTTGACCTGTAAAATAATTTATAGCACCAACCAAAGTTTCATTACTGTTAAAGTAAGCTAAATATATTTCTACTGTTTTATCTGTAAATGCACCGCTTTGAACTAAATTTCTTACTTGGTTAGTAACATTTGAAAAACCAATATTAATTTCATCTACTTGTAATTGCCCTGTTTCTGCAACTGAGTCTACTGTTAAAAAAGAGCCACCAGCTTCGTAAGAATTAGAATCATAAGTAATATCTGAATACCAATCAGTTAATCTTATGGTTGTAGATAAACCTAATTCAACAAGAAATGCTGTTTTGGTTTCTTGTGCTGATACTTGTGTTTGTAAATCTGTTGATAAGGTTCTTGGCATTATGTTATTACCTCTCTAACATCAAATGAAATGCTGTAAAAACCACTAGCATCTGTACTATACATAATATCATTATTTTCAAGATATACAGTAAAAGATGGCTTGTTTACAGTTACAGCTTCATTATTTGCTAGAGAGCTAACAAGATTTGGAGATATTTTTACAGCAGCTTGACCGCTAGAAGCTGTTACCTCTTCTTGCACTATATAAACTTTAGAATGACCAGCAAATTTTATTAAATCACCTGCTCTTAACGCGTGGTTTGTGTGTGAAAAACCATCCATGTTTACAGTATCAACCCCTGTTATATGTGCGGTGTTTACAAGTATATCTGTTTCGTTTTTGCTAGTTCCTAAGTTATCTAATGGTGCTTGTATTGTAAAGTTACCAATAGCTCCTTTTTGTTTTTGTAAAAAGGCAAATATTTCTTGAGCTTTTAACTGTTCTAATGGTGGCATTTGTACTGTAAATGAAAAGTATTGAGCACCTATTTGTCTTGCAGACTTTTTGCCTGATAGGGTTTGATTCAGTAATGTAGGTCTATTGTCTTTAAAGTTTAATGATCTAAAGTTTGGGTCTGTAGGAAATGCACCACTCATTATACTATTCCCATTTTGCCTTGAGTATTCATGGCATTGTTAATTATTTGTGTTATTAATCCTTTTCTTGATGTTAGTAACTGGTCAAATCCAGCAGCATCAACTGTTGATATGTTGAAGTTTACTGTGGGTGCTGATTGTTGAGCTTGTCTAGGCTGTGCTTTTGTGTGATCTATAACAGTTTCGTTAGGATGTAGTATACTTAAAAAACCTCCTTTATTATCAAGACCACCTGCTCTTGCTCCCATACCCGTAAAACCACCACCTTCATTGCTTGGTAATATTGATGGCAGGTTTAAGTTTTCTCTTATTTCAATCTGTCTATCTCTTGTCTTTCCTATAAGGCCGCCAAAACTAGCAAACATTTTATCTATAACAAGTTTTTGAACAGCTATTCTAATAAGCTCGCGAACAATACTGGTTGCAAAGTCTTTAAAGCTAGCCCTACCCTTTTCTAAAAATTCCATTGTAAGATTTGTCAACCCATCATAAGATTGTTTCATTATGTCGTTAATCTCATCCTGCATTGATTTTATGCTTGCTGCAAACTTACCATAACCATCTTCAGCAGCTTTTAAAAACTTTTCAAATGAAGATATTGCACCAAAACCACTTTTATCATCCCCTCCATCTTTCCCATCTCTTCCCAAAAGAACGTCTAATATAGAGCGAGTTTCTGTTTTCTCTATTTTTTTATCTAAATAAGCTTGAGCAGCAGCTGTTACAGCATCTATCTTTTTCTTGTTTTTACTCTTAGCACTCTCAACATCCCCGAGAATATCGAACTCAGGCAAATCTTCTCCAAAACCAAATAAAGACCTAATTTTATTAAATGATCTTATAAATTTATTAAGTTCTTCTTTTGCAGAATTAAAGGCATCTCTAAAACCCTGTCTAAAAGGAAGTATTAAAAGATCATGCAAAAATGTACCGATTCTTAAAAACGCTTCTCTTTTCTTCAAAACAAGAAAGGGAAGCCATTTTTGGGTTATTAGTTTTACAGCGTGTATTATTTCATCTCTAAATATATAAATGGCAGTTATTGCTAAAGTTGCTCCAACTACAAATGCTGTAAATGGATTTGTAGCAGCAAAAGCTAAAAAAGATACAGTTAATGTATTTAACGCACCTGCAATAGAATAAATGATTGGCGGTATAGCAACCAATGCTGGTATGAGCAATGCATCCATATTGTTGGCTAAATGACCAACAAACTTGGCCATAGTTGAGAACGCTCCAGTTGCATCTTCTATATCACCAATCATAAACTGAAAGTTGTTTCGCAAAGCAACTCCAGCTTGCCCAAGTGTCATAGGCATTTTTTGTATTTCTTCGTTTGTCTGTTTAGTTCCCGCAATAAGAATTGGCATTACTGTTTCTGCTGTTAGCTTACCAGCATGTCCAAAAGCCCTAAGCTCACCAATGGTCATGTTTAAACCATCGGCTAACATTTTTGTAAGAATGGTATTGTTCTCCATTACAGAACGTAACTCATCCCCTCTCAAAGCACCTGAAGCTAAACCCTGTGCTAACTGTCTAGCAGAGTTATTTGCTTCTTGAGCATGAGAACCAGCAATAATAAAGGTATTTGCAACAGTCTGTGTCGCATCAGCAACATCTCTTTGAGTAGCACCCAAATGTTCTGTAGCTAAAGAAAGTCTTGTAAATAACATAGCAACAGCATCAAAGTCTGATCTTGAATCAGATGCTATTCTTCTCATGTGATTCATGGCAGAAGCTGTTTCAGTTGCACTATCCGTTAAGGCGTTCATTCTGTTTGTAACACCAATCATTACATTGGACGCTTCTACTATTTCCCTTACACTAAAAGCAGCAGCAACAACACCAGCAAGTTTTTTTACAGAATCTTGTGCTGAGTTAGCATTTTTATTAAAACTATCAAAAGCCTTTTTAGATTTATCATTACCAAATATGGTAAAAAATAAAGATGACTTACCCATTGCTCGCATTGCGTTCTTCCTTTATCTCAAGATAAGCTAACCAACCCTGAAACTCCTCTACTGTAATCTCATCGATTTCAGCTAGAGTTTTATTTAGTTTTTCAGCTAACGCATATTTTATGTATAGCTGCTTATCTTTTATTACTTTTTTTTAACTTCTTCCTGCGAAATATTATTCATTATTTCGCTAGATACTCTAATTAATATATCTCTATCAACCTTCTCCAATAAGGTTTTCTTATCAGCGATAGTAAATAACTTTTCTCCAGCTTCATCTAATGCTTTATAAATTAAAACATAAACCAAAAGCTGTACTTCATCATCTTTTGCTAACTTCATAAATTTAGAAGTCTCTGAAAGAGTTATGGGTTTACAATAAATCTTTAACGGATTATCTTCATCCTCACCCCATTCAGGGACTTCTATAATTCTAGTCTCTAAGCTATCAAAATGCTTCCTTGCGTTATCTATTACTGACATCGTTTTATACTGTTGTTGTGTCTAGATCACCAGTACCCTGTACACTTAGCGATGCTTCAACCATACCATCAAATGAGCCAGTTCTTGAAACACCAGTAACAATAGCTTGGCCGCTATAATAAGTATCGCTTACACCCGCTGGATATAGGTTTAATTCTATAGTATTTCCAACTACAAAAGCACCTTGACCATTAGTGTCAGAATCATCCCAAAAAACATCCAATGAGCCTGAGAAAGATTTTAGTGTAGCTATATGGGTTCTGCTTGCATCTCCCATAGCTGTATCTTCTACAGTATCGCTTGTGTGTTCCAAAGAATATGATTTAACCTCACCAACGATATTTGTTCCGCCACTTGTGCCTAGCTTAACAATACCATCATTTCCTTTAAATGTTGACATTTTCTTTTACCTCGCCTTTCGGCTTTTTCTTAGAAGAAGATTTAATTTTGTCTTGCGACTGGACTGCTTCTTCCTTCCAACCCATTCCCAACATAGTTTTCACATTTGACTGTGGAACTTCAATTGAAATTTTACCATTTGGACTAATTAATTTCATAATTATCTCCTATACTGCTACGTCAGGATTATTTTCCTTAACATAGTAATTAGTTAAAAAGGTCAAACTCACATATCCTAGTGGTTTTTCACCCTCACCATTAAACTCTATTTCGGTTGATTCAAGGTAAGTATCTTTTGCCTTACCATCAAGCGTTCTATCGGCCGCTATCGCCTGCTCAACCTCTTTACTTATTGTATCAATCGTATCGTCAAAGTCACTAGTTGCTTTAGCATATCCCTCTACAACTACTGCCAGTTCTCTACTCATAACCCTATCAGTACCTATAACAATAGGTTCGGACGTTTCTGATTTTGTATATATTATAAGTGCTGGTAATCTTGCATTCTCCAAAGGATAAACTCTTGACTCATAAACATTAGAGCCAGTTGTTGTTAAACCAGTTAAAGTAGTGCCAATATATTCTCTTATTTGTTGTCTTATATGATTCGCCACTATATTTCCTCTAACATTAAAACAGTAAATCCTGTTCTATCCTTTTGCACATTTACTATTGTATAGTTTTGTGCTGCTTTTAATATATTACCATTGGTATCTTTTACAGCACTAGCATTTAAAGTGTCTCCGTAAGATACGTTTGGAATATCTATACTCCTACAAGTAGCCATAGGTTTCAATGCTTCAACACCAACACCCAAATTTTGCTCAACATATTCATTATCTAATATTATTTTAATATTAGAAGATGTGCCATTCCTTGTATAAACAGCATTAATACCATGTCCATATTCAGTGTCAAGATAACCTAACATATCCTCTTCGGTTTCAAGCATGAATTGAGACATTACTCTTCCTCCAAAACCAATGAAAGCAGACCTGTGTTATCAGGCTCTACAGTCTTGACTATAAACATCG